AAACTAACCAACAAGTACAACCTTATCAACCCTGGTGAAAAGATTAAATACATTTATCTGAAGACTCCGAATCCATCAGGGGAAAACGTCATCTCATTTATCAGTGAATTACCCAAGGAATTCAACTTCAATTCCTTCATAGACTATGATAAAATGTACCAGAAAGGGTTTATCGACCCACTTCAGGTTATTCTCGATGCGATCGGTTGGAAAACTGAAAAACAAGCAACACTCTTCGACTTCTTTCAATGAATTTTATCAAAGACATCATCAAGGACATTGGTAATGAATACGCCACTCTCGCAGCAGATATTGATGAGGCTGAGAGATTTGTGGACACGGGTAGCTACGTACTCAATGCTCTTGTTTCTGGCAGTATTAACGGCGGGTTTTCTGGTAATAAGATTACTGCAATCGCTGGGGAAAGCAGTACAGGAAAGACTTTTTTCGCCCTTGCCGTCGTTCGTAGCTTTCTTGATAGTGACCCTAATGCTATTGCTGTATATTTCGACACCGAGTCTGCTATCACACGTTCTCTACTCGAAGATCGAGGAATTGACACTAGCAGAGTTGTTGTCCTGAACGTTGTTACAATTGAAGAATTTAGAACAAAAGCACTACAATGTGTAGATAAATATATGAAGCAGGATGAGGGCGATCGTCAACCAATGATGTTCGTTCTTGACTCACTCGGAATGCTCTCCACCGAGAAAGAAATTGGAGACGCTCTGGCAGAAAAGAATGTCAGAGACATGACCAAATCACAATTGGTCAAAGGCGCCTTTAGAATGTTAACCCTCAAGTTAGGTCAAGCGGATGTTCCACTCATTGTCACAAATCACACTTACGACGTTATCGGATCCTATGTACCTACGAAGGAAATGGGAGGTGGTAGCGGCCTCAAGTACGCTGCTTCTACTATCATCTACCTTAGCAAGAAAAAAGAGAAAGATGGAAAAGAAGTCATCGGAAATCTTATCAAGGCAAAGACAGCTAAGTCGCGTCTAAGTAAAGAGAATCAGGAAGTAACCATTCGCCTTTATTATGATGAGAGAGGTCTCGACAAGTACTATGGTCTACTCGAACTGGGTGAACTCGGTGGGATGTGGAAGAATGTCGCCGGAAGATACGACATGGGAGACGGAAAGAAAGTCTACGCAAAGACAATCATGGAAGACCCCGAGAAGTACTTCACAGAAGAGGTCATGGAAAAACTCGATGTCATTGCCAAAGGCAACTTCAGTTATGGATCTTAATGAGGACGACGTTCAGTGGTACTCTGAAGAATTTAACATGAGTAGAGAAGAGGTCATTGACATGCTAGAATGTTTAGACCCCTCCTCTATCAAAGAAGAGTTCTGGCAGGCCAACCCTAACATGCCGGAAGCAATTGTTGATGATGTGGTGAGAAAGAACATCTCTGCCAGTTTTGAATATCATCAATATCGAACATTTAATAATGAAGCATCTTAATGATTCCAAACCTTGAACTCACAATCCTACAAGGATTGATTAACAATGAACAATTTGCCCGCAAAGTACTTCCATATGTTAAGGACGCATACTTTGAAACGTCCACATCACGCACTCTATTTTCACTCTGTTCAGAACACTTTGTTGAATATGGCGGTTGCCCAACAAAAGAAGTCCTCATCATCGGAACTGAAAGACTTGAGGGAGTCTCTTCAGAAGACTTCGGGAGTCTTGTCGAAACACTCCCCCTTCTTTTCGAAGGAACTAAACAAAACTATGACTTCCTTGTGGAAGCGACTGAATCCTGGTGTAAGGAAAGGGCCGTCTACCTGGCGCTTCTAGAATCTATCTCCATCCATGATGGTAAGGATAGTGAGAAGTCTAGGGACAGCATCCCTGGATTACTTACTGAAGCTCTTGGTGTCTCCTTTGATGAACATGTAGGTCACGACTACCTTGCAGATTACAACGAAAGATATGATTTCTATCACTTGAAGGAAGACAAAATCTCATTTGGCTTAACTTATTTTGACAAAATTACGAAAGGTGGTCTACCTAATAAGACTCTTAACATCGGACTTGCTGGTACGGGCGTCGGGAAGTCTCTATTCATGTGCAACTTGGCTAGCACCGTGTTGCTCCAAGGAAGGAACGTATTGTACGTTACGCTCGAAATGGCAGAAGAGAAAATTGCTGAACGAATTGACGCGAACCTCTTAAATGTACAAATCCAAGACATTATCGACATCCCCAAACCGATGTTCGAAGACAAGGTACA